CTGCTCCGGCCTGTATCTCCTCTAAAAAACCCCCACCTATTCCTCTATCCGCTCCAGTTAGCCTATTACTTGGAACGTCATTCTTATTCCTATAATCTTCCCAGCTCCACTGATTATCTACCACCCACTCATCTACTGTGGGCTCTCTGTTCTGCCTGTCTGTGACCACAGGGAGGACTAGCTTCTCTCCCTGCTGTGTATATCTAGCCATCAGTCAGCCTTCAGGTATCCTTTGTGGGGTGACTGCGTCAGGTAACCAGCCCATGAGAGACGCAGTCACCCCATCCAGGAGAGGGCTCAGTAGTCCTGAGGACCGTCACTGTCCTCTGGCTCTGTCACCCACTCATGCCTAGCTAGGCACCAACCAGTACCTCATAGCAGGAGCCATGAGGCAGCGCCGCCTGTGACCAGCTGTAGTACCGCACATCACATCAGAGTGCGGAGCTATAGCCACATAGCAGGGCCTGTCACCTATCCACTGCTCCTGCCAGTGCTGAGAGCAGACAGAGCAGACATAGGTACTACTCTGGAAAGGTGGGCTCCCTCACAGCCTCAGGGCTGGGCTCTGGCACAGGCTCTGGAGCAGGAGCCGGCTCAGGCTGGGGCTCAGGCTCCTCTGGTTCACCGTTGAAGCGTCCGAACACAGACCAGCCATAAGGGGTCTCACGCACAGAGAAGCTGAACCCCTTCTGCCCAGCGTAGTTACTGCGCTTCCTGGCATCTTCCTTTGTCTCCAGGTCCCACATCCTGGCCCAGCGCCCCTGGCTCTGACGCAGAGTATCCAGCATCTCATCAGTCTCTTTACGCAGAGGAGAGGGGTCACGCCCAAACCTGTCAGCTCGTGGCGTACCAGGAGGAGGGTCCTCCCAAATCACAGACATAGTTCCTATCCTTTCTGTTACCAGGCCACTGTGTGCAGTGGCAGGTCTACGTATCTGTTGCCCTTGCTGTCATTGCAACGAAGACAGGCAGCAGCCAGGTTCTGTGGCGAATCAGTACCACCAGCAGAGGGAGGTACGAGATGATCGACCTGGTCAGCTCTCTTTCCGCACAGGTAGCAGGTCCAGTTATCCCTCTCCAGGATCAGGAGTCTCAGAGTCCTCCATTTGCTGGTCCACAGGTCTGGTCTGTAACTGCCCATCTGTTTCCTGCTTCTGTCTCAAGAGGGAGCGAACATACTGAATGTTCTCCAGATTTCTCTTCCGCTGTGCTTCCATCAGATTCCGTTTTCGACTTTGGCCAGGCCCCATTTCCCATCCGAATTTCGGAGCCAGATAACACGCCTCAGGTAGATCCTGTCATCCTCCCAGGCAACCAATCGGAGTGTCTCGTCAGGCTGGGCGATGACAGCCCAGCAGGGAGCAGGGTCCTCATAGGCAGCCATCATCTTCTCAGCCACTGGTTCCCAGGTCCTCACATCCAGTGAGCCGGAATTGCTCTGAAGCCAGCCTCATACTTGAATTCCCAGTAGACCCTGGCTACGCCAAACCCAGTGATAGGTACCGGACACACAGCATCAGGAGACCAACGTCCCCAGCGGGCACTCAGGAAGGGTGGCGGATGTGGCGAAATATTGGTTAATCCTCTGCGCTCCAGTTCACACAGCATCAGAGCTTCCGTGACGCTGTCTGTAGGGTGTCCTCTCCAGCGGGCTGGTTTGGCTGGGATGTCGTACATGGGGGCTCTCCTCTTACTGCGCGTGCGCGCTAAGTACTTACGTCCGTTCCTGTGTTTGTTTAGGGTGAACACCAGATTCTCTGGGCAAAGGTTTTAACTACTGCGGTAGCTCTACGGTTTTTGGTGAGAACTACCAAACCCATTGGTTTCATACACTGATTTGTGCGGAATCAGAGAAATCCGGTCCTCATGGGATTCCAGGTAGCAGTGATCCTCTAGGAATCCCAGGCTGATGGTGAATTTGCGTTCAGACCAGCTCAGGTCCTGTCTGATGTGCGGAATGGCAGAAATGGGCACATCCAGGTTCTCTGAGGCGTAATGCAGGAGAGCTGCCAACAGGCGAAACTCTTTGTCATTCACAGGCCCCAGTTTGTGGACCCTGAGCAGCCAGGCTTCTCTGAGGTTCCTCATCTGCTGAGACCCCTGAGCCTGCTCAGCCAGAGCGCACTGTCTTTCACCAGTTCCGCTAATTCCTGGTCACTGAAGGCATCCAGCACAGAGCTGCTGACAACAGGCTCTGCCCCAGCCTTCACCAGGTTCCCACAGAGCCTGTTGTACTCAGCCAGCAATAGTTCCCTGTTCACACCTCAGCCCTCCAGGGCCTGAGGTTCCACCATCTCCTGGCTGTGTCATGGCAGACACAGGGACACTCCTGCACTGAAGGTGGCAGACCATAACCTGACACGCATTCACAGGAGCCACAGACGATATGCGAGATATCGTTACGCCTGACAGGGAGTTTCTTCTGGTCTCCCTTACCAGGAAGCTGCTTCTTAGCCATCAGATACGCCTGATAACCAGAGCCAGCAGGATGGCCACCAACAGGATCACAGTGACCCACTGGTAAACCTCTACGCTCATAGCTGTCCCTCCTTTGGCCAGAGTGGGACCTGATGTCTGACATAGGACAGAGCCCACCAGTCACCCACTGACTCCAGGCCCACTCCCACAGGTTTGATAATCACCACAGCGATTTTCTCAGGACCACCCTGTATGGCAGCCTGACGCAGAGACGCTCCCAGCTGGACATCCCTACGATTCTTCACCTCGAGGGAAACCCCAGGCACTCCCAGGATGTCCTCTCCGAATTGCATACCCCCAGAGGAGGCTCTGGCAGTACAGGCCATGGGATAACCCATTGTTTGCAGGTAACGAGCCACAGCCTGCTCAGCAGCCTGTCCCTTAGCTCTGGCATAGGACCCCTGTGACCTAGGAGGCATCAGAGGACTCCCTGATGATGGCCAGCCAGGTGTTCGCTGTGTCAGGGCCGAATTTGCCATCACCAGCCTCATCTGGAAGTGGCAGCTTCCTGCTATCAGCCACCTCCAGGGCATGGCTTCTCTGGCTGGGGCTGAGCTTCCCCAGGGCCTGACTTACCCTGCTCCTCATGCCTGCCTGGGTCTCATGAGAGGGCCCTATTTCGCCTTCTAAGGCCTTAGGGGGAGGTAGCGTGGGGGATGGTTCATTCTGCCGATTTGAGGCGCTCCGGCTGGCTTCTGTGACGGTATCAAATCTGGACTTATCCTCAGCAGGAGCTGATACAGGGTTAGATGCCTGTCCCATCTCATCTGATGTGTAGAGCCCAGACAGCTTCTGAGGGAACGCCTTCCTGAGAGCCAGTGCCTCAGCACATTTAGCCAGCATCTCAGGCCCCATCTGTTCCCACATCCTGGTGGGCCTGCCATCCTTCCTGGTCTGGCAATAGGAGTCATACAGGGCCACTCCAGTGAACTGGGCATCCTGGCCATACCTGGTTCGGATCACTGTCACCTTTGCTGCCCTGGGCTCTCCTGGACCCAGCCAGACATCCTTCCAGTCACCGTTAGAGCCACACCAGAAGGGTCCCAGCTGGCCACCCATCTCTTGGGTGTCAGCAGCCAGTGTTCTCAGGCCATCTATGGAAACCTGGGTCTGCATAACCTCAGCACCCACAGCAGCATCCCAGCGCTTGATGGCATAGATCTGCCTGGCAAAGGGGTCCAGGCCTGTGCGTTCACACTGGCGAACAAACAGTTCCAGTTCCAGGTCAGAGGCACCCTTGCAGATGGTTTGTTTAATCAGGGAGATTTGTTCCCTGATGGAATCCGTAGAGACGAGACTAGATTGCTGTGCCATCTGTCTTCACCTCCTCCTCCCAGTTCAGGCTGAACACCATGTAGTTGACCTGGCTGATGATGTTGGCAACCTGCCTGAGGTAGTCATCAAAGGCAGGAATCTCGATACGCACTGAGTAGTCAGAGATGCCACCCAGGCCCTCCACAGCCAGGGTGAGGACCACAGGGTCAGCCTGAGCAGCTTCTGTCAGGTCCCTGTCTGGCAGGTAGGGCTGGGTGTCCTTCAGAGCGTCACGTAGGCTCATGCCACACTCCCCACAATTACAGGAGCGTCTGTGCCAGGAGTCTTCTCAGCCTTCTGTCTCCAGGCGTAGGCCTTACGCAGTGCCAGGAACACCTCATGCTCAGCAGGACCAGCCTGGATGCCATCTACCTGGAATTCCCCATCGCCGTACAGGTGGACGATGACGCAGCCGGCAACGTCAGGCAGCTCTATGGTGCCCATCTCCTCCAGGCCCTCATAAATGACAGCCTCAGTGCAGTAGCGGTAGGCAGCCAGCTGGAGCCTCCACTGGTCCCAGTATTTGTTAGCCCCCAGCTTTGTGTTCCCAGTTGTCTTCAGGTCCAGCAGGAAGGGTTCCCCATCCAGGACAGCCCTCCAGTCAGTGGTACCCACGTAGGCCAGCTCTGGGTGCTGGTACCGCACACACTGCTCCCAGGACAGGGTGACGGGCTGGAGCCTGTCCCAGACCCTGGCCAGACCATCAGCCATGGGCAGCAGGTCACGGTAGATGTCTGTCTCAGCCTTCTGTCGCCAGAGCCTGGACCCAGCCCTCAGCTCCTGGATGACATCCACTACCCTCACAGTGTGTCCCTGGCACCACTCAGCGTTTATCTGGTGGAGGGCAGTGCCCAACATCGCCCTGTGATCCCACACACCTCTGTGGTGCCGGTATAAGGTGTCCACTGCATCCTCTGGTCTCAGGGTTTCCCACTGGTCCAGATGGTGGACTGCGTATTTGGCAGTCTCCCTAGCAGCTCCCCAGGACAGACCTGGAGCAGACAGCAGAGAGAGCACCTGAGTAACAGAGGGCAGCCCACTGTTCGCATATGGCCTGTGAGCCATATCACTCCCTTGAGATAAGGGTGACCAGCACACAGCCAGGAATCCCAGAGGCTGCCACCTCTGAGAGCCTGTACAGGCGCCACTAAGGCACTGGCTGTGTGCAGTCACACCAGCCAGGCTCTGTGCCCTGGTCACCAGGATTTGACTTTCTGTGCATCCATCGTTAGCGCAGACAGAATCCCTGGTCAATGCCCCTGCCTGGCCACTGATGGATGCTCAGGGTGACCCTCCCAGATCAGGATATACTGATATGTGGTAGGGCTAGGTGTGGATAACACTCTGGGTGGTAGATGGTGGCCAAATCCCAGGAATTCTGTGTTTCCACTTGATGAGATTTCCTGCTCTGATAGGTTGCTGGTAGCAGGAGACCAGTTCAGGAACCTTCAGGAAGGAGCCAGGGAGTGGCAGACGAACCCATTCAGACCACCACAGCCGGGTTAGACGCAGAACTGACCCAGAGCAGCGATGGGACCTGGAACATTGTTCTAGTGGACGACCAGGGAACAGAGGTTTACAGGAAGGATGGATATGCCAACTCCAGGTCTGCCAGGTCTGGTGCCTACCAGTGGGTTAGGAAGCATTACCAGGTCGAGACTGAAGAGAACCCAGAGGTTTCAGAGCCTGCCCCTAAGAAGCCAGCTAAGAGGGCATCTCCACACACTAAGAAGGTCCCCACATCTGCCCATCTGTCCAGGCTGATGAACCTCAGAGCTGATGGTAATGAGGAGAGGGCCATAGCCCTCAGAGCAGAAGCTGATGCCCTGGAGATGGAAGCCAAACGCCTGAGGGAAGCAGCAGACACCCTGGGAGACTCTGGTGGCCAGACCTAAGAAGGTCCCTGAGGAGTACCAGGATCCATTCCTACACTGCCGTACCTTTGGGCACACCTGGAGGCTAGGGCCAGGTGAGGACCAGGGGCATTTCTACCAGTTCATTCTGGTCTGTGAGGAGTGCCATACCAGGCGTATTGACGTAATCAACAGACGTACTGGAGCCCTGGGTGGCTACAGGCGTTATGAGTACCCAGAGGGCTACCAGGCCACCAGAGGAGAGGGCCTGGCCAGGACCAGCTACCGCATTGAATTCATCAGGAGGATTCAGAGATGAGCGAATTTCTTGCCTCCTGGGTGTTGCCGTTTCTGGTGGGAGCTGGGGTTGCCACTGTGAACTACCGGATGGGAATTAGGCATGGCTACAGATTGGGCTACCTGGACCAGCTTAAGGAGTATACGGAGCAGCTTCTGGCAGAACTAGACAGGAGGCACCCAGGATGATGCTACTAGGAGCCCTCCTGGCAGCAGCGGCTGTGGCAGCAGGAGGCTGGATTGTGGGCTGGAACCAGGGGTTTGAAGATGGGTTCAGGGAGGGAGTCAACTGCTGGGAGGAGAAGGGTCATGAGACCTGACCTGTTCGCCCTGGAGCTGTCAGAGGCAGGGATCTATGCACCAGTAGAGGCTCCACCCTGTGGAGAATGGCTGCTGGTCCCAGAGAGGGACATCCAGCTCAGGTGCGACAGGATCAGAGCCCACGATGGGAAGCACAGGAAGGTGCTCAGAGCCCAGTGGCCGCATGCTGTCCAGTGGTGTGATGGTGAATGCTCTAGGCCCTGTGGGCCAGTAGCAGGGTGGATAGAGACCATCAGGTCTCAGGGTGTGAACATCTACCTAGGAGGGAAGGGTCAGTGAACCTCAGAGACCTGATGGACCAGCTAGCAGCCATTCTTCTGTCCCAGGGTGACATGCCAGTGCTGTCAGAGGCTGGCCATACCCTGCACTCTGTGGAATTCAATGATGATGAGGGTCCCTGTGTTCTGTTTCTGTTTGAGGAGGACTGATGGCTGAAAGGCAGGCCCTACATGCCTACCTGTCAGAAACTGCCCACTGGGCCTGGCTGACATTTGCTGAGGAGAATGGTGTCTCTGTCACAGGGCTCCTGGAAGCCCTGGGCCTGGAGCTGGGAGATGAGATAGAGCAGGCTGGGGACGCTGACATCAGGCTGGGCTGGGTGAGGAGAGGCAGGAAGATAGACGCAGAGCGTAGACGCAGAGGAGGCCAGCAGTAGTGGCTGGGAACCTGGTGCTACTCCTGAATATCGCTGCCCCAGACAGAAACACCATGGCTTCCCTGTTACGTGAAATCCAGAACAATGTGACAGTGGGCCTGGTTGGGTTCCATCCTCTGGAGGGCCAGGACTATACAGGCTCCTGGACCCTGACCAGGACAGACATAGGGCTGGAGTCATTCAGGCCCACTGAGCCCTGGAGTGGAGATGACTACTAACCACAGGCTCCTCCTGGTGCTGTCAGTTGTGAGCCTGGCTGTGTCAGTGCTGGCCCTGGCCATGGCCCTGGCCTTTGTGAACCCCTGGAGGGAGCCAGAATGCAAACCATCAGACCAGAGCAGCAGGGCTCCCAGTCCTGGCTCTGCGTGGGAGATGTCAGATACCCAGCCCAGCTAGTCAGTAACGACATTGCCATAGGAGATGGCACTACACACAGGGAGCGCAGAGCCATGGTCCAGTTTGAATCCGGCTGGCTTGTATCTGTGGTCTGGGGTAGCGCTACCTACTCTGATAACCACCATGACTGGCAGCATGGAGTATTCACAGAGGAGCCCTGCCACGTAGAGGTGGCTGTGCCCTGGGATGGTCCCTGGGAGCCACTGGGCTATGTCACTGCTGATGCCCTCCAGGCCATCCTCATCCAGATGGCCAGGTGGCCCAGTGGGGAGCCTCCGCCCAGATGGGCACAGGAGGGCCAGCTGGAGGCAGGCTCTGACCCCAGAACCTGAGACCCTAGCGTCACATCCTGGGCTGGTTTGAGTCCCTGGCGGAGTGGCAGGTCAGGAGCCTGAAACGTATTCTGACCTGCCATTTCTGCCTGTATTCCTGTGTCGCTGCCTGTCCCTCTGTAAATGATGGACGTCTCATGTACCACCTGGCCTATGGATTCTGGTACCCGAACTTGCTACCCTGCCTAGGGATTCCGTCCGACCAGGAGGCAACACAGGTGACAGCCAGGAACAGAGCACCCAGAGGAGCACCAGACCCCAGCTGGAGCGACACCAGGAGGGAGTGGCAGGTCCGAATAGAGCTGCCCACAGAGCCAGGTAAGCCCAGGAATCGGAAGTGGATTCGAGCTAAGACTAAGGAGGAGTGCCTGGAGAAGCTGCGTAGGGCACAGATAGGCCTGGCTGATTACCGAGTGGTAACTAGAGACAGCATCACTGTGGGCCAGGTCGCTGAGGAGTGGCTGGAGTCCATCAGGCATCAGGTCTCCAGAGGCACCCTGAGGGCCTACCAGAACAGGGTTCACGCTCACATCATCCCAGAGCTGGGCAGCCGGCGCCTGACCAGCCTCACTGTGGCTGACGTGGATGGCTGGCAGCAGGCCCTGGAGCGTAAGGGTCTGGCTGTGGCCACCAGGCGAGAAATCAGAACCTGTCTGGTGACTCTGATTAAGTGGGCTGTCAAGCACGACTACGTAATGCGTAACGTGGCTGCTCTATCACCTGGACCCAAGGGCAGGACTAAGCCAGTGGAGAGCCTCACCAGGGAGCAGGCTAAGGCTGTGCTGGAGGCTCTGGATGGGTGGCGGTATGAGGCAGCAGCAGTCCTGATGATGACTGCTGGGCTCAGAGTGGGTGAGGCGCTGGGACTCCGCTGGGTGGACATCACTGACAGCGCTGTGACTGTGGCAGGCACCCTGGCCACCAGACCCAGCCTCCACTACCAGCCTGAGCCTAAGACTGCGGAGTCCAGGAGGACTGTGGGACTCAGCCGGCTGGCCATCACAGCGCTGGAGGCTCACAGCCAGCGTCAGGAGAGGGAGCGGGAGCGGATGGGCCTGGGTCCTGCCCAGTACGTGTTCCTGACAGCCTCACAGGGCCTGGTGGACCCCAGCACTCTGGGCCAGGAGCTAAGGACCAGGACCATCTCCATAGCTCACGTCCACCCGCATAAGCTCAGGCACACAGCTGTGAGTCTCATGCTGGATGCTGGGGTCCCACTGGAGACGGTTTCTAAGGTGGTAGGCCACAGGAGCATCAGGACCACTGCGGACCTGTATCAGTCGCTGCTGGATGAGGGTAGAGCCGCTGCTGCCAGTGCGATGGATGAGGTGTTCGGATGATGGAACTGGCAGAGAACCAGAAGACAGCTCTAGAGGCACTGGCTAGAGACCTGTATCAGTCAGGGTGCCGTATCAGTGTGAGGAGGTTCAGCTGGGCACTCCAGGGAGCAGAGCAGGCCTACGCAGATGCCATTGTGAGCTTCTGGGAGACCACCTGGGCTGACCTGGAGGCTGGCCAGTAGGCAGACCAGGCGCAATCACTCCGTACGGCCCCCGTCTGCTCTGTGGCAGGTCTGGGGGCCGTTTGGGTTCTGCCACCCATCCGCTCTCTCTCCAGTCCCTCAGGCAGGCCCTCAGCAGCCCAGGTAAGGAGTGAACAGTCCAGGAAGGAAGCTACTGAGGGCCTGCCAGGGCCGATAGTAGTTGCTGGCAGGCCACGTGGCTACCTGCCTGTCCACACAGCATGGGCTGGTCACAGATGTCGCACCTGGGCTTCCTGTAGTGCTTCTCTAGCCATCTGCGCTCCAGGGTGATGATGTCCCTCCAGGGCCAGTCCTCCAGAGGGGTGGGCTCCTCAGTCATCGCTGAAGACAGGCAGGGCCAGGAATTCCTCCACATCCTGTGGATTCGTCAGCTTCCTGCTGGGAGTGCTGCCATCACCTGCCATGTAGTCAGCCCTCTGGAGCATGCCGATTTGCCCAGGGCTCCCTATGTACCGCCTTCCCAGGATTCCATCCCTGGTGACCAGTTCATAGACCCCAGGGTCTCCCTCTACGTTCAGGGCTCTGACTCCTGTGTAATTCTTAGCCATGGCATTATTGACAGTGTCAGTCATCATCTGCTGGATTCTGGCGAAATCCTCATCAGTCATCTCATCACTCTCCTGTGAGCCATCCCTCATGGGTGCACGGTTCAGGTAACCAGTAGGGTCTATGTTGACTCCGTTCTCCCACAGTTCCAGGTGGGCATGGGAGCCTGTGCTGGAGCCTGTGCTGTCTACGTAGGCCAGCTCTGTGCCTGCCTCCACCCATCCTGAGGTGACAGCAAAGGATGCATGGTGGAAGGATTTGAACATGTCTGGGCCATTCACTACCCAAATCCAGTTCCCTGCTCCACCTGATTCATAGCCTGTAGTGACCTGGCCATCGTAGGGAGCTATCAGAGGAGCACCATGGGGAGCCCCATAATCCACACCTCTGTGAAACTTGCCTGTTGCTCCTGTGATGGGATCTATCCTGTAGCCATAGCCTGAGGTGACTGGGTATCTGACCAGGAGAGGGAAGTACGTTAGTTCTCTCATCATCCCTCCCTATGGCCTGGTACCTATGGCTATCCAGTGAATACCCATAGCCGCAGATGGGACGGCACCACCATCTCTAGCATTGAGTACCCTCGCTGTGAACCCGGACGCCGAATTGGCCACAGTCTTAAACGCCAGAGGGAAGGCATCGTTCGATCCTGGGTTACCGTCTAGTAGAGACAGGATGGCCGCTGCCGCAAACGGTGTCGGATACACAAGACTTATGTCGCCCGTGGCATTAGTGCTCCCTCCCAGGGCCCCCGACTGAATGAAGGGCACGACATCCGCCCAGGCACTGCCGGTCCAGTACTGGGACAGCCCTGGCCTACTATCCAGCATGCTCAGCTGGTTCAGGACTGGGGCTGTCAGCTGACTGGTTCTCTGGGTGGCGTTAGTGAACCTGGCCACTGTCTGGGACATCAGGTAACTATTGGCATCTGCTGCCAGAGCCTCCTCCCCAGCTACAAACACTTTATATGGCATCTCTCCTCCTAAACCCAGACGTTGCCCTGTGTGAGCCTGTCATTTGGATGTGGTCCCCAGTGGAAGACTCTGGCGAACAGGTCCCCCAGGGCTAGGCCTAGGTCCAGTTCCCAGGTGAATCTGCTGATGGTGTGATCCACTCCCAGCACTCTGGCTACCCCATCCACCAGAGGCTCCCCAGGAGGCTGCCACTGGACTCTGACCCTGTCCTCTATGAGGTTCAGGCCCAGCAGGTCTGGCCACATCTCGGGGGTGAAGGCTGGCCTGACTGTGACCTGCTCTATCTGTGCTCTGGGAAAGCCCTGGAGCTGGAGTAGGAAGGTGGCCCAGACTCCTGCCTGAGAATCGTTCTGCATTCCCAGGTCTGTGCGTTTGTAGTTATGGGTCCCATAGACGGTGATGGATGGGTCAGACTTTGCTACCTGGACTGTGCCTCCAGCGTTTGCTGCATAGATGGCATTCCTGATACTGCCAGAGCTGGTTACGTCTGCATCTATGACAGCATCATGGCCATCAGGGCAGCCCAGCTCTAGCACTGGAGGGCTGAGGGCCTTCCAGGTGTCCCTATTACGGAACTGGAGGACTCCCATCCTGTCTATCCACACAAACCCCAGTTCATCGTCTGTGGCCCTACCGATTAGCTCCCAGGCTGACTGAGCCAGGGTGGTGGCCTGGAGTGTGATGGCTGACGTGTCCAGGTCTGTGGGTCCTGTGTAGCCATAGTGGCTCAGGATTCTGGCTATACGCTCTGAGGCTGTGTCTCCTGCCCCCTGGGACACCTGCTCTCCCCAGTCCAGGTTTACCAGTGTCTTAGTGGCATCACTGGCCACTACCTGGGCACTGCGTTCCTGTTTGTGGAGTGCCCAGTCCTCCTGCCAAGTGTCCACAGTTCCTGTGAATATCCTCCAGGCATCTACTGTGGACTCTGTGGATAGCGTCTCCACCCATACCCAGACAGGAGTGCCAGGAGCCAGCCTGGACCTGCCACCGTACTGCCAGGGACTGTCTGGGTTCAGAGGGTCATAAACCCTGTTTGGGTCAGCCAAAGTCAGGGAGCAGGTTCCAGCCTCTGCTCTGGAGAGGGCGCCATCTGACCTGGTCCCTCCTAGGTGCGTCTGGAGCTGGGTCACATCACAGGACACATCCACCCAGAGCCTGCCTGCTGGGGGAGCTGGGCCTACAGAGCCACCTCCCCAGACGTTGCCAGCATCCAGGTTGTCTGTGTCGGACTGGCCCCAGGTGAATGTGCTTCCTGCTGAAATCGCTATCCAGACATAGAGCCTGATGTCTCCTCCCCAGTGAGGACTGAACGCTCCTCCTGGGGTTCCTGGCCAGGCCACTACCGCCACCTAAAGGTTTCAGTGGACCAGGAGACTGCGTAATCGGCATTGGATGTCTTCACAGCCTGCTGGCCTGTAGTGCCACCAGCTGGGAGACCTGGCCCTGCTGGGCCTGTAGCTCCTGGGTCTCCCTTATCACCCTTAGGTCCCTGGCTTCCTGTTGCTCCAGGCGTACCTGGGATGCCCTGGCTTCCTGTTGCCCCAGTATCACCCTTCACACCCTGAGGACCCTGTGAGCCAGTGGCTCCAGTATCACCCTTAGGTCCTGCTGGGCCCGGGTCTCCAGTATCGCCCTTAGGGCCAGGGTCACCCTGTGGTCCTGGAGGGCCTGTGCCTCCAGTGCCTAGAGCCCTGCTGGTGGACAGGGTGCCCTCTCTGGCTGTGTAGCGCTGGAGGGCTCCCACCAGGTCCCTCTGGAGCTTTGGGCTGTCGATGCCCAGGCCTGTGTGGTTGATAGTGACCTTAATCGTCTGGCCTGGCTGAGCCCTGTTCAGTGGGATGACAGCCTCAGGGCCTGCCTCTCCTATCAGTGCCAGGGTGGGCCTGGTGACAATGCCTCCACCTGCCAGCCTGGGGATGTCTGGGATGTCCAGCCTGAACCCATCGAAGTGCACTGGGCCTACGTCAAACCCAGGGATAGCGAACGCTAGATTGTTCCAGCCATCAATGATCAGGTTTATGGCTGCCTTAAAGGCTCCAGTGATGCCATCCCACATGCCCCTGGCTGCGTCACTGATTCTCCCTGCCAGTCCACCTATGAAACCTATGACTTTGTCAAAGGTGGAGGTGACCAGATTCCAGAGACCAGACAGGCCATCTGTGAACCAGTTCCACAGCCCTACTCCCATGCTGACTAGCTTCTGCACTATGCCAGAGACGAATCCGAATATCGCACTGAACACAGAGACGATGATGTCCCAGAGGAGCCTGTAGCCAGCGAACAGGAAGTTGAAGTAGGCACTGAACAGGTTCCAGATGAAGGTGACCACATTCTGGATGACATCCCAGATGACGTTAAATACAGTGGTCACGATGGAGACGTAGAGTTTGAAGGCCTCAAACCAGAAATTGAACAGGCCAGTGAACACACTGATGATGGAGCCTATGACTGTGGTGACGACTGTCAGCCAGACACCAAACACTGCCTGGATGAATTCCCAGACCACAGTGAAGGCTGTCTTAATCATCTCCCACGCTGCCAGGACTCCGTCCCTGAACCAGGAGACGTTATTCCACAGCCAGAGGATGCCAGCCACCACCAGGGCTATGGCGGCTATGACAGCAATGATGATGAGAACCAGAGGGTTTGCTGCTGCCACAGCGTTGAAGATTCCCTGAGCTATGGTCCAGGCCTTCTGAATAGCGTTGAAGGCTGAGCCCAGTGCGTTAGCCACTCCCTGAGCGACGTTCCAGGCCTTCATTGCCACTACCAGGGCTGTGATGCCAGCTGCCAGAGGCAGGAACACATCAGCATGGTCTGACACAAACTTCAGGGCTGGGATAACGAAATCGTTAAACTTCCCAGCCATGTCTGTGATGACAGGCAGCAGGGCTGTGCCTATCTGGGCTTTCATGTCGTCAAACCTGGCTGTGGCTATCTTTGCCTGACCTGCCAGGCCCTCATTTGTCCTGGCAAAGTCTCCCTGGGCATCTGCTGTCTGAGCGTAGATTTCTGCCTGGGCTGCCAGGACCTTCTGCTGGGGAGTCAGGGCCTCCTTAGTGGAGCTGATGAGGCCCATAGCCATGGCCCTGTTTTTCAGGGTGGCATCATCCAGCAAGACACCAAACTGCCTCATCGGTTCGTTCTCGCCTCTGAGGGCAGCACCGATAGCCTGGATGGCCTGGTCTGGAGTGGTGTTATTGAAGCTGGCCAGGTCTGAGGACAGGCCTGTGAGCCCTGTGGCGAATCCTGCCAGCTCCTCTCCACCTAGGCCTGCTGACTTCCCAAAGGTGGCGAACGTAGAGGAGGCATCCAGGGCAGCCTGCTTGGAGATACCAAACTGCTCTGCGGCTGTGCCAGCAAACTTCTCTACAGTGGCGAATCCACCACCGAAGATTTGCTGTCCTTTGGAGACAGTCTCATTCAGGTCAGACGCTGCTGTGACACAGTCCTGGAGTCCCTTCAGGAGCACTGCTGGGCCAGCTACCGCTGCCACTCCCTTAGCGACATCTTTGAACTTATCAAACTTGCCAGCTGTCTGGTCCAGGTCCTTCACAGCACCAGCAGTGTCAGTGACTATCTTTACAACTAGCTGGGCTGCGGCTGCCATCCTGCCCTACTTCCTACGTTTGGCCATCTCCCTCAGGAGACGTTCTGCTGTGAGGAGGGCTCTGTAATCGTCAATCCAGGGATCGGGTGGGCTGCCAGTTTGGAGGGATATGGCAATGGCTCTCTCCCAAAGCCCGCCGGCAACGTAGGGACTGCATCCTCTGCCTGATCCTCCTCTCCAGGTTGCATCTCATCCAGGGTGTCAATGAACCCATCCAGGGATGGAACCTCATGACCTGTTCGCTTCAGGGCATGATGGATGAGGGCAAACGTTCCCATGGCTGGGTCGTTTGCGTAGTCCTGGGCTGCTGCCATGTCCCTGGCATTACTGGTGACTTCCACCAGTGGGCCACCGTTCCAGGCCACTTTAAAGGTTCTGCGTAAGGTGGACACTAGGCTCCCTTCACCCTGTCTAAATCATCCTGAATCATGTTGGAGTACACAGCCAGCCAGGCTGGCTCTGTGCGCTCTGCTCCTGCCCAGGCAAACGGATTTGGCTCTATGCCTCTCATGGCCCAGCCCCAGTGAATGGGTGGAGCGTAGGGAGCTGAGAACACCACAGAGGAGCCCCTGGAACTGCCACTAGCCACCAGGTTCCCTGTCCTCACAGGAGCCCTGGCCTTAGCGGCTGCCAGGATCAGCTTCCCTACTGCGTCTGCCTCCTGGTCCAGCTGCTCCAGCTCACCAGCCACCTTCTTCAGAGACCTGGCCAGCTGGTCTCCACCTTCTATGGTGACATCAGGCATCAGGGAGTGGAGTAGGTAGTGGTGACAGGCTCATCATCAGCAGGAGGCTCCTCCTGAGGCTCATCTCCCAGTGGCGGAGCAACAGGCCAGGTGACAGTGGGCTGAGCAGTGATGGGCCAGTCAAAGTCAGTGGTCAGCCTGGTGTTGACGTCTCCACCCACCTCCAGAGCCCTGACCTGCACAGTGCCTGAAAACACAGTCTCGCCTGTGTTTGGCTGCCAGGAGAACGGGACACTGGTCAGGTTGTTATCCCAGGAGTATTTAATGAATCCCTCTGGGTCATCGAAATCCTGGATGCTGGTTCCCTGGAGGGAGTACTCAGCAGTGGTGAAGGGTGCCAGGCTGTCACCACAGAGCGTCTCTACTGCGTCTGACTCATCATTGAACGTCGGAACGATCCTGACGTTTGTGGCCTGACAGGCGAAGTCTGTCCCACCGATAGGAGGGTCTCCAGTGCCTCCCAGGGACAGCTTCCCAGTCTTTAGTTTGGATTCAACGATAGGCATGCTAGATCCCTTCATTCCAGGTCAGCAGATACGCTGGGTACTGTCTGCCGTTAACTGTGTAAGCCACTAGGTCTGCTGACTGAAGGTCCACAGTGCCTGCCATCACTGTCAGCATTCTGTCCAGCTCCTCCCAGGTCCCCTGCTCCGCCACCTGCATTACTGGCGCCAGGATGGGACATCTCCAGGTGGCATCGAACCCACAGGGCAGACCAAACGTGATGTTGGGAGGAATGAACAGGACACAGGGAGGAGCTATCAGGCCTGGGTCCACAAACCCTCTGACGCCCGCTGCCTCCAGCTTCTGGACCAGCTCCTGTGCTCTGTCTAGGGCTGTCATGACAGGACTGGCTCCAGCCAGGGTGACAGGAGCTGGAGGACATCCCTGTCAGCCTTAGCGATAGTGGCCACTCCCAGGTCTGCCACTCCCACAATCCCATCAGGACTGTTGCGTCGAGACAGGAGCCTGTTAGTCCAGAGCAGGGTGGCATAGTTGACGTCCCAGGGACAGTCTGCTGTGGCCAGGGATGGCGCCCTGGACACAATGGCTACCATCACTGCCGACAGGGCCTGATCTATAGCCACATCATCTGCTGTGTCTCTGATCCTGGCCCAGTCCTTATATTCATCCAGTGTGGGCCAGTTCAGCCCTGTCGGCAGTGCCATCTCACTTAGCCTTACTGGCTGCTGCTGTGCCTGTGTACATCCCACCATTAGTGGGCTCTGGGGTTCCGCCATTGGTGGTCAGTGGGATGACTGGAACACCAGTGATCTTCACAAACGCAGCAGGGTCCAGGACCAGCCAGGCAATGTAGCCATAGAAGGCCATCTGCGTACCTAGCACAGAGGGCTCTACCACAGAGACCTGTCCACCCACTGTCTCATAGGTTTCCACATAGGTGGAATCTCCCAGGATGGCAGTGCCAGCAGGCAGGTGCTTATCTACCACCAGCCTCATGCCAGCCACTGAGCCAGCCATACTGGTGGGAGAGATGCTGCCCAGAGCATTACTGGGGTTGACACTGGGGAACAGTTGTCGGCCAGTGGTATCAGAGAGGCTGCCGATAGCTCCCCACACATCTGGAGCCACCCACAGTGTGTCAGGCATTCCGTTAGTGGCACCGAAGATGGTGGCGGTGGCTGCGTAGATGGCTCCCACCAGGCCCTCACCATCAGGAGTCGCCAGAGCCTGAGTCTGCGTCACAGCCGCAGCGAAGTACACACAGAAGGCCCTGTCAGTCTCCTGGAAGTAGGAAGCAGCCATGTCACTGACCAACAGGTCCATAATGGCTGGGTCAGTCCAGTCCCTGTCCTGCCAGCTGAGATTGATAGTTCCGCCATACGTGGATTTCGTGACAGTGACAGGGTCCACCACCATATTGCGGCTGGGCAGCTCTGCCTTCTCAGCAGACTGAGGGCCAGCCAGGGTGGTCTGGGTGATCCTGGGACGCTGGAACGTCTTCCCAGGGCCAGGGAGTGGACGCCTGGTGGTGGCTTCAATGGCAGGGCGACGCTGGGACTGCTGGGTGAAGACAGGGCCCAGGATGGGCACTGGGAGGAGACCAGGGTTGTCCGCAGTGGTCTGATGGTCCACAGCCCTCTGGAGGTACCGATTGAACCTGGCCTTAGCGTCTGGGTTCTCGCTCCTGGTCAGGTAGTCCACCAGGTACTGGCCTGGGGTCTGGTAGATGTCCTCAGTGCTCTGGCTACTGCGTTCCACAGCCTGGGTGCGACGCTCTCCAGCAGGGGCAGTGCCGATATCTGCCACCATGGTCTGGTAGGTAGCCTGTCGCTTAGCCAGCTCAGCCTCCACCTGGATGGCAGGCTCCAGCTCAGCGATACGTGAGCGTCTGGATTCACAGGTGGACTGCTCTGAGTCAGTCAGCTCCCTGTCCTCATCAGCAGCCCTGGAGGTAATGGTCTCTACGTCAGAGAGAGCATTATCCATTTGGCGCTTAAGCCAGTCCAGACGCTTAGACCCTGAAAGAGTCTCAGTCATGACATTACTCCAGTCAGAACATTGAATAGGTTCTGACATGGGTGAGGCAGATGACCTGCCTGTGTCATGCCTTCAGTGTGCGCTCTGTACTGCCCTGGATGGTGAGAGCCCAGCGGCTGGGAGCCAGGGCAGTACAGTTCCGCTAAGTGGGAGGTGTATCACCTCAGCCTGGGGCTGTCTAGGGCCTTCTCCAGCTGGTGCCTTATGACTGAAGGGTCAGTGCAAACTGGCCAGGCTGTGCGCTCCCAGAGGAGGTAGTTCATCTCCTCATCTGACACCTGGTACTGGGGCACCAGCTCCCTGGCCCACTCCAGCCATGTCATGCGTCAGGCTCATCTGGAGTGAGGCAGCCACAGCCTCCCCATTCAGCATCAGGGAATACAGAGGGCTCTGCCTCCACCCTAAGTCTGAGGCTTCTCAGGGTAAGAGGCTTCACCTGGTAATTGCGTCTGTCCCTAAGGATAGACACGTCACCCAGCTCAGCCCTTAGCTTCTCCTCCTCAGCCTCCCACTGGGCATAGGTTCCTGGCCTGACTCTCAACAGGTGTTTGAAGTGCCCTACACCTGCCTTCACACAGCCACCACCACAGT